ATTTTTTTTAGTCCTTAAAAATGAGAAAAAAGTTGAAAATTTCACCAAGCCAGAAAATCGCTTGGTGTCACGTGGCACAGTTACAACAAGTAGGTACCTGTGCCACGTTAGAGTTAACCATTTGATTTTTCAGGAGAAACAGCCTTTTCAGGCTCTTTTCCAGCAAAAAGTTCACTACCTTGACTTGGCTGGGGGGCCTTTTCAAAATTATCCCCGCTGGAAGCGGGTTGTTTTTCACCCTCCTGTTCAGCAGGGAGGGGTTCAAGAACTCCGATCTCTCGGAGGTAATCAGCATTCCGCGGGTCTGAAACGACCTCAGCGAATTGCATAGGGTCGTTATTAAATTCAAGTCGAATGTCTGAGGGCAAACCTTCAAAATACTCCTTAACTTTAATTTGTGCATTTTGAGCTGCTACGAAAGAAGGTATCTGAGTCGTATCCAAATACTGGCTACCGCCAGCAGCAATAAACGGATTAACGCCCATCATGTTGTACTTCCGGATAATTGTGTCCGTTTGGCAAGCATCTGCAAACTGTTCTTGAACCTTGGATTCCATCTCAGAAGAAAATCCGGAAACTTTCGGGGGATTGTATTTAGTAAAAAATTTAGGCATAAACACCTCAAGTGAAAAAACCGCCAAGTCGGATGTACGGAGAACTTGACGGTTTACCTCAAAGAAAAGAGACTTTCTAATTGTACCGAAACTATTCAGCCGGGAAAAGATCAATAGCCTTGAAGAGGCAAATCGGCCCTGACTGTTCTTCAGAGCTAGGAAGAACTAATCCCGTTTCGTCATCCATCAAACAGATCAAGTGCAGCTCGTAATCTTGAGGGCAAGCGCTGATCTGTTGATTCTGTTTAGCACCAAGTTTGAAATTACGAATAGCAGAATCAATATTTACTTCTGTCATAACAGGGGAATAAAGACCCGCAACTTTATCGTAAACAGAAACTAAAGCTTTTTTAGACATTTTCTAAATACTCCGAAATTTGAGCCTCAAAGGGTCGAAGTAAACGTTCGGCTCGTAAACGTTTTACTTCCTCTCTGACCGCTAGTCTATCCTTCTGTGCGTCAGGTGTCAAACGGTAATCTTGTGCGCTAAGTATTCGTTTTTGCTTAACAATTTCAAAAACATCAGGGTGTTCCCTTAAGAGTAAACGATCATAATAACGAGGGATTTTGAACTTTTTGTTGTTAATCAAACAACAATCGATCTTGTAGAAATCTCTCCAGTACTTCATGAAATAGTCATGGCCGATTCCGGGTTTGGTACTCCATCTGGAGAACTCTTTCACTCGGCAATCAACTTCACCGATTACCGGGTCGAATTTCTCGTAAACCTGCTTTCCATCACCAAGTATTTTTTTAGTCACATAGCGGGCAACATAAGCACATGTTTGGAAAGAGACAGGGTTGAGAGTATGAAAACCAAAAGGCCAGCATTCAGAAATAACGTCACTAATAAAAGTAGGAAATCCAGTGCCGGTAGTACCGATCTGTTTAAGTTCGAGAGGAGGTAGGTTAAAGATAATAGCGTGATAATGGGGACGGCCGTAAGTAGACCCATATTCTCCACAAGCCATATAACGAAGGGAGATTCCTCTTTTACGAAGTCGCTTCCAAAACAAAGTGAGGTCGCGAGGAATAAGAGAACCAAAAGGAGGCAAATGCTCCGGACTATATGTGAGGGTGAGGAAGTAATTCCGATCATATAACAAACTCTCATGGTGAGCTCGCACAGCAGAATCGAGCGAGCGATCTAATCTACAACCAATGCATTGACCACAGGGAATTTGAAACTCTCCGAGTTCCGGGTCAGCATCAGAATATTTAAACGTTATCGCAGGAGTGCCTAATTTCGTTTTAAGCGTCCTACTCCAATACGCAGTAATAGGGTGATAACAAGTCATAAAAAAAGGCGCCATTCTAGTGACGCCTTCCGTTCCAATTGGAACCTCAAATCCTAAAACCGCCTCTCATCGGTCTCGCACGGAGGTTACGACGGCGAACCTTGAGTCCTTTACGGAAAAAACGGCGGGAAGTTCTGCGGGATAGACGACGGCGTCTCATAATTTTCCTCTAAAAAGTTGATAAAGATACAAAAGCATTTTACCTAACTGAGAAAAGATATTAAAGAATTGGTTTAACCAGTCTGTAGTGATTTTCATATTTTCTCCTTAGGAACCTATCAAAAACGCTCTATGAGCGACTTTCTTACTGACGACGACCTACACCATTGATATACACCTCATAACGCCTACGACGCTCAGGAGAAGCGTTAGAAGGCAGACCGTAACGACGATCTAGAAAATCTTCTAACGAATCTACCATGCCTTTAGCCGAATTGAAATACCTAAAGGGCAAGGGCTGATTAGACGGATAGAGTGATTCATTCTTAGAACGAACTGCGGCATAACCGGCTTCCGCATTATTGCGATTTGCTCCGGCAATCGCAGACATGCGATTACTCTGAGCATTCATTAGAAGCGCTTTGGCTTCAGCTTCATTACGAGCCTGTGTACTAGCATTAGTCTGCACTAAAGAAGCAACCTGAGCCGCATTTTGACGGGCTAAAGCGGCAGAAGAGCGAGCGCCATAACGAGCACTATCAGAATCTGCCAATGCACCATTAGGAATGCCAGCGGCAATGCCACCAGCAGAATTAGCAGACAAAATAGGATTGAGACCAGCATTTCGCAAATCTCCAACTTCTAATTGATGGCGATTGGACATCTGGTACTTCCACGATTCATTTTGGAGCTGAGCTTGATAAGCCATCAACTCTTTCTGGATTTTCGCAGAGTTACCAGTCAAGTCGTTATAAAAACCAAGGGCATCAGAACCGAAGCCCATAAGGTCTCCGATACCAGAACCAGAGAGAAAACTAGAAACGGGCTTAGTAACCGAACTAATCGCATTACTAATAGAACTAAATAAACCCATAATTTGTAGTCCTTTTTACATAGTTATTTCCGTTGTTACCATCGTCCGCGAGGTCTATGGGGGACCTCGCCCCTCGGTAACAACAGAATAACTAAACGTAGTTACATTAGAAATGATCGACAAGACCCGGAACTGAGTACACGGGCATCGGACGAGAAGTCTTCAGATCAAACCAAAAATCCGCAAAAAACTGCGGTTCATTCTGAACAGCAATTACACGATTAATCGGGGGATTTTCCTCAATGAAATCCTGATTCAATTTCGGCAGAGTGTCGAACTTCTGAGCCAAATGCCAAACATCAAGTGTTTGAGGGTCGGTAGAACGCAGCTTGCCAGTAATCATTGACGGCTTATAACGATACTCGGCATAACGTTCTTGATAACCGAACACTCCGTTATCGTCGGCCGTTCCTTGAGTATAGATTTCACGGTTGTAAACAACCTGCTCACCTAAGTGGGCTAAAGTGGGCCAGTAGAAGTCAAACAACTGGCGACGAGACCACATACGGTTAAGACCCTGCTGATATGTAATATCAGCACGGAGACAGCAGAGACCGATTACATAGCCATGCTCCACGAAGGATTTGTTAAAACCGTGGGCAGAATCACCGAGAACGCCGAAAGCAGACAAATTAGACTGAGGAGAAACACTATCAGTGCTACTAGTCTGTGCAGTCGGTACGACGTTAATACGAGAATGAGTACCGCCAAGGTATTCAGGACGTTGCAGGCGAGCATCAGGAGATATGACATTGAACATTACACGCAATGTTTCCGTATAACGGGAACCACCGCGCGCCCATTTTTCATAGAATTTTTGGATTTGGAAGGCCTGACGGAGATCGTTAATCGAAATAGCAGAGACACCGGATAAATCCGCATACACTCCCTCAGGATTATTAGAAAGGAGATAACCATCCCTGAAATGATAATGATTAGCCGGAGGATTAACAGCAGTTAAACCAACAAGACCGGTAGATGTTGATTCATCTAACTGATGAGAAATTACGTTATAACCAGCCGTAACCTTATAAGAACCATCTTGCCAGGCAGTTGCAGAATTGCCATATGAAAGATTTCCTAAAAAAGAACATCCAATAAATTGATTGTTATTAGTAGGAATTTCAGCATTTGAACCTAACATCCAAGAACCAAGTTGTTGGAGATTTTTGGAGTCATTGGTAAAAGTCCAAGAATTATTAGAACCGAAACCAACAACAGGAGCATTACCAGTTAAACCAACATCGACACTGGGGCCCTTCTGAGGCCAAGGCAAAGCAGAAGTAAAGTAATCATGACGTTTAGCGCGCTTACGAAGCGTGTAGTCAGTAACCAGGTCTGGGCCATCACCAGTAGGAACCGGAATGGAATCAATTAAATTTTCATCGCGAAACCATTCGTTGTAAATAAGGTTATAAGCTCGAAAAGGCAGGGCATTAATCGGCGTATTAGTCGGGTTTAATTCAACTCCAGTAGGCAAACCCATGTAATCGAATATAGAGCCATCAGTAAAGGTATTTGTACCGCTCAGAGACGGAATTAAGAAATCCGTACTATCACCGGGATTTTTTTGTTCACCACAGAATTTCTGCCAATTGTCCCAGACAAGACGCGACGGAACAAAAAAGAAAAAGGTGTCCATGAAAACGTTATCCATGAACGGAGCAATCAAGGTGTTCATACGTACAAACGCATTCACACGTAATTTAAACGTGTCTCCGGGCAAAACCTCATCCACAAAAAACGGAATCAGGTAACCAGCATCCATCGTCGTCTTGTAATCGTGAGAACGATCAAACACAGAACGCTGAATTGGAGAATTAGGAATCTGAGAAAAACGATTATTTCTTCTATGGGAACGAGCACTATTTTTAGCCATTTTTTTTAGTCCTTAAAAATGAGAAAAAAGTTGAAAATTTCACCAAGCCAGAAAATCGCTTGGTGTCACGTGGCACAGTTACAACAAGTAGGTACCTGTGCCACGTTAGAGTTAACC